AAAGCGATGCTTTATGATAAGATGATGAACTCAAAAATCTCTGCGAAACAATCCAAGACAGTACCCAAGATGGTGCGTAGCGGAACACAAAAGACAATCAACAAAGATAGTCAACAGTCAAAGTCGTTAAAATCTCGCTTGAAGAAAACAGGATCTATGAAAGATGCTGCAAATGTACTCAAGCAATTCTTATAAACAACTAAATAAAGGAGACTAAAATGGCTGTACCTACAAATACAGTGTCCGCCCATAACAGAGTTGGTATAAGAGAAGATCTCGAGGATGTAATTTATTCAATCAGTCCTACTGAGACTCCTTTTATGACTAACATTGCTAAAGGAACTGCGGATCAAGTAAAACACGAATGGCAGAAAGATTCACTAGCTGCTGCATCAACATCTAACGCACAAGTCGAAGGTGACGATGTTGCATCTTTTGATTCAAGAGCTGCTACAACTAGAGTACAAAACTACTGTCAGATTTCAAGAAAGACAGTTGTTGTATCTGGAACAAACAGTGCTGTTAACTCAGCAGGTCGAAATGACGAACTAGCATACCAACTAGCAAAAATGGGTAAAGAGTTAAAGAGAGACATGGAGTCAATCTTAACTAATAACCAAGCTGCTGCTGCTGGTACTGGTTCAACTGCAAGAACTCTTGCTGGTTTACCTTCATGGTTAACTAACGCAGTACGTTCTGCTGGTTCATCAACCGCAGGTGCTGATCCAACTGGTGATGGTTCTGATACTGCTACTGATGCTGATACACTTGTTGCTTTCTCAGAAGATAACTTAAAAGCAGTTATCCTAGAATGTTACCAAGATGGTGGCGATCCAGATATGATTATGGTTGGCCCATTCAACAAACAGAAGTTCTCAGGCTTCACAGGTTCTGCTACTAAGTACAAGAACGTGGAAGATAGAACTATCGTTGCTACTGCTGATATTTATGTATCAGACTTTGGTGAGTTAAGCGTAGTGCCTAACAGATTCCAAAGAGAAAGAGATGCTTTCGTTCTACAGAGCGATATGTTTGAGTGTGCGTTCCTACGCCCATTCCAAACTAAAGATTTAGCATCTTCTGGTGATAACGATAAGAGACTACTCTTAGCTGAGTACACTCTTGTTTCAAGAAATGGTGATGCTTCTGGTGTTGTCGCTGACTGTACAACTTCATAAGTGATATAGTATAATCAAAGGGTAGGGGGATTTTCCCCCACCCTACTAATAATAAAGGAGCAATAATGAAAGTATTTGATAAGAACGCATCTTATACAAAAGGTTCTAAGAAATCTGTTGTAATGCAAGATGGCCCACACACTGGCGGTAAAGCAAAGATCAGTAAAAGAAACACAGTAAAGGCAAATAAAATGATGATCACAAAGGGTAATCAAAAAGATGCTATCCAAGACATGATCAACAAAGCAATCAATGGCTAAAAAATTAAAACTATCTAATCCTGGTGATGTGATTGAGAGTAACTTCTATATTGATGAAGCTGCGGATAAATATTACATCGAGGACAAGATTGATGCAAAACCCATTATAGATCGTAATAAGGAATTACAAAAACACGACATCAACAAACATAAAGATTTTAAGTATGTTGCAAGTATTCCTTTAACAGTATTTTATAATATGCAGAAAACAGGGATTATCTCTAAGACAGGCAAAGTCCAAGATCGTGTGGCATTTGCTCGTTTCTTAAATGATCCAGACAATAAATATTTAAAGGTAACAGATAAGAAAATCTAATGGCATTAACATCATACACAGAACTCAAAACAAGTATTGCTAATTACTTGAATCGATCTGATTTAACTTCGGTTATTCCTGATTTTATTACATTAGCAGAATCCAAGCTAAATCGTATCTTGCGTTTACGTGTGATGCAAAAAAGAGTTTCTACAACTACAACAGCTAGTGACGCTTTTATTGATTTACCTAGTGACTTTTTAGAAATGGTACAATTCTTTGTTGACAGTAATCCTAACGCCATTTTAGATTATGTTAACCCTACAGAAATTGAATTAAACAACCTAAAAGATTCTAGTGGTACACCCCAACAATATACAATTATGGGTAATGAAATTAAATTAAACCCTATTCCTGATAGTACCTATACATTAAAATTATCTTACTTTGGCAAAATACCCGCATTATCTAATTCTAATACCACTAATTATATTCTTTCTAACTACCCACAAGTTTATTTGTATGGTGCTTTGGTGGAAGCTCAACCTTATATCATTAACGATGAACGATTACCTACATGGTTAACATTGTATAATGAAGCTGTACAATTAATAAATAGAGACGATGAGCAAGGCAGATATTCTGGTCGTACTGCTTTTGCTATGAAAACAGACTCAGCAAACCCATAAAGGAGAATAAAAAATGTCAGCAATGTCAGACTACTTAGAGAATAAATTTCTCGATCACTTTACAGGAACTGCTAGTACATCTGCTCCTGCAGCTGTCTATCTAGCCCTGTTTACTAGCAATCCAGCAGACGATGCTTCTGGTACAGAAGTTTCTACCTCTGGAACTGCCTATACAAGAAAAGCCATTACTTTTGGTTCTGCATCTAGTGGATCTATTTCTAGTAATGCCGATGTAACTTTTGATCAAGCTACAGGTGGTGGATTCGGTACTGTATCACACTTTGGTATCTTTGATGCTTCTACAGCGGGTAATCTGTTGTTCTACGGAGCATTTACTTCATCTAAAACTATTGAAGCGGGAGACGTATTTAAAGTATCATCTGGTGATCTAACAATCACAGCTGCTTAATGCCTTCTGGCCCATTAACATTAGAACAACTAGATAACTTCGGTACGCTTGATAGCTTACCTGTAAGTTTAGATTCTAGTGTATGGACTAGTACAAAAACTGCCTATGATGGCAGTGGTTTTTTTGACTATGGTAATGTAGGAACTAGTATTGATAACCTAGTTCTACTAGGAGATTTAGATAGCCTACCTTACTCTTTAGATTCTGCTAATTATGCTACTACCACTCTTAGAGAGAATGGTGGTAGTATTAGCACTAACGCTACTGTTAATGCGATTGGTGGTCTCTTAATTACCAATGATGCTTCGGTATCAACTTCTGTATCTATAGGCACTGTTGATGTTCTTGTTACAAGACTCAATGATGCTAGTGTTTCTACAAGTGCTACGATTGCTGATGTTGATCCTACTGTTATTGAAACAGGCAATCCTTCAGCAGTTATTACAGTATCAACTGTTGCCAATGTTGATTCAACAAGAATACGATTAACAGATTCTTCGGTATCAACTATTGCGACTATAGATAGTTTTGTTGCCCAAGTAACAAAGTTTGGTGATAGTTCTATTAGTGCGGTATCAAATATTGATACTGTAGATAATGTTCGTATTCGACCTGGTACTCCTGATGCTGTGTCAACAGCGGTTACTATTGCTGATGTTGATTTATTAGTTACAAGATTAAACGATGCTTCTATTAATGTTGAGGCGACAAGCACTGCGAATGGAGCTTTTGAAGTTCAAGCAGTAGCGGAAGATTCTAACACAATAGTTAGTGCCTCTGCTGATCCTAGTGCTATCTTCTCACCTGTGTTGACAACAACAGCACAAGCAACAACAACAAGTATCGCTTCACCGATTGGATTTAATTGGTCTATTATTACATCGCCAGAAACAGAAACATGGTCAGACTTAACATCTGATGTGACGGAAACATGGAGTGATGAAACATCAAATAACAATGAAACATGGGAAGCTGCATAAAGGATAAAAAATGAGTTTTGTAAAATTTGGAGAATTATTAAAGGACTTACCTGATTATCGTAATCCTGGTTGTTTAGAAGCCAACAATGTTATCCCTTATGGAGATGGGTATAAACCTCTTCCTAGTCTTAATGTTGTTTCTGATGCTTTAACTAATAGAGCACAAGGATTAGCAGTATTACGTTCTACTGACGGAACAATACGAGTCGTAGCGGGAGATAGTTCTAAATTATATTTATTAGATGGTTCTTCTTTTAGTGATGTTTCTCAATTAGGTGGATACACAGTATCGACTTTAGGACAATGGTCTTTTACTATTTTTGGTAATCGTATTATTGCCTCTGCTATTGGACAAAATATTCAATCTTATGAGATTGGTACTTCTACAGAATTTGCTGATCTTGTTTCTCTTCAAACAAAGTTTGTTACTACTGTGAGAGACTTCTTAGTAACAGGATTCAATGCGAGTCAATCCCAACGTGTTCGTTGGTCTGCTATTAATGATCCTACTGATTTTACTGTATCTCAAACAACTCAATCTGATTTCCAAGACTTAGTGGGAGATCATGGTCAACTCCAAATGATTAAAGGTGGAGAGTATTTAGTTGCCTTTATGGAACGAGCTATTTATCGTGGCGATTACGTGGGAACTCCATTAATTTTTCAATTCACGAAAGTAGATTCCAATATAGGCGTATTGAAATCTGGTAGTGTTGTTCAATATGGAAATAACTATTATTTCTTAGCAGAAGATGGTTTCTATATGTTTAATGGTCGAACTGCTGTTCCGATTGGTGCTAATAAAATAAACAAGTTTTTCTTTAATGATTTATCCAATACATATTCTGATAGAATCTCAGGTGCGGTTGATCCTCGTAATCAATTAATTGTATGGGCTTATCCTTCTCAAAGTTCTAGTGGAGAATTAAATAAGTTAATTATGTACAACTATTTAACTCAGCGTTGGTCAACAGGAGAAGTGAATACACAAATCTTAGGACAAGCACAAACTCCTGGTTATACATTAGAAGAACTAGACACGATTAGTTCTAGTATTGATGATCTTAATCTATCTTTAGATTCACCCTTTTGGGCAGGATCAAGATTATTCTTATCTGCATTTAATACTGATAAAAAACTAGCGACATTTTCAGGTACGCCAGGAACTTCTAAATTATTATCGAGTCAAATAGAATTAGAAGGAAGAAGATCTAGCTTAAGAAATGTTCGCCCTATTGTGAGTGGCGGAACAACAACAGTTCAAACCTCTTCTAT